ATTCTTTTTCATTTGTTCCGCCTTCCCATTTGTTTAATTCTATTTTCAATTCAATTTCAGCTTGTGCCCATTCTAGTTCTAAAAATAAATCTTTATTTAATTTAATAGGGCGGAGTGCATTAGGTGCGTAAAAGAAATAAGACCCGTCGCACTTAGAAACGCGGGCTTGACCCGCCTTTATCATTTCTAGCTTTTTTGCCTTTGTGATTTTCATGTGACCGCCTTTGTGTGAATACAGTATCACACAAGCGCAACACGATTGCAATAATTATTTTTTGATTGTCTCAAAATGGGAAAGGGGGCCTTGCGCCCCCTTCGATTTATTTCTTTTTCTTCTTTTTCTTCTTTGCTTTTTCGGCTTCGCTTAAAGCAATTGCGACCGCTTGTTTTTGTGGTTTCCCTTTTTTTATTTCAGCTTTCACGTTCTTTGAAATCGTTTTAGCCGAATAGCCTTGTTTTAGTGGCATGCGTTCCCCCTTTTTGTTTTTTATAGTAAACCCTTTTGAATCGCCGCGTCCACAAACATTTGGGCTTCGTCAAAGCAGAGGCATGCGGTGTTCGCGGTTTCGGGAAAGGCGTTTTCGCGAGTCCTAAACTCAATGAACATTCGCGCGGCAATTTGCATTGTGACTTTTGTCCGGTCGAGACCTTGCTTCGTCAAACGAATTTGAAGCTTTTGGATTTCGTTGTTCTTGTCGGCGATTTGTTTTTTAAGTTCTTCAATTTCATTTTCCATTTTGGCCCCTAGACTCTGAAAAGCATTTTAAGGATAAATTTTAAAGTTAACTTTCTATGATAGTAAAAATTAGACGCCCCCGCTTGTACGTCCCCCGCTGTGACTTCAAAGCACGACCCGCAAGGGCACTCCCAAAGCGACTCCCACGAAGAATAAGTTTCTATAAGTTCCATTCTTTTATCACAATCGGGGCAATTTAAAATCATTTTTGGTTTTCCTTTCACCCCCACAAATTCGCGGGAGCGCGGCCTCAAAATATATTAGTTTTTTAGGGTGTCAAGTTTTGCTTGAATGGGGGTGAAGTTTCGATCTGTCCAGTGGCCAGAGTGACTTCCTATATAGTCTCCCATAAAATATTTTAAAACCCTCTAAATGAGAACCGTTCTCATTTTCCCTATTAAATCTAATATATTCGTTTTAAGCTTTTTTCCCTTATATCTAATAACTTTCACTTAGGACAGTAGGACAATAATAGATAAAGGGGGCAAAACCACAAGGGTTTTTAAAATTTCAAGGACTTTGGACGACCATGGTCGGCTTCGGACAAAGTTTTACTTAACACCAAAACTATCAAGTAAAACTTTGTCTTTTCGTCCGTCCACCTTGGACAACCAAGGTCACCAAGGACAAGGTTTTTTAAAGTTTAAATTAGTATTCCTTAAAAAAAACAAAGTCTATTTTCTTGCTCCACACGAAGCGACGTTGCCCGCCTTCGTCCCTTAGCCTATGTTTCGGAAGTCCTAAAATGCGAAACGCTTTCTTGATTCGAAGTTGCGTTTGGTAGTCCGCACGTTTCAAAAAATCATTTCCATTCATGGCAAGCCAAACGTCGTCAAAAGTAAACTCGCGGGGGAATTCCGGCTTCGACACAATTGAACGAACTTGATTCACAATTTCGTCGACTATCATTCGCCCGGCTTGTTCGTCTTCCGCAATTTCCCGAACCGACGCGTCTTCTAAATATAAAGGTTCGCCGAGTTGATAGCATGCAAGCGCCTCCGCCCAAAGTTGTTCGCGGTCTTTTTGCAATTGTGGAATATTAAACGACGTACAAGTCACGGGCCAAAACCTACGACCCCCCGTTGAGTCCTTTAAATATTCGTCGTCGTTCGTGGTGCCAACGAATACGCATTGCCGCGGGTAGGTTTGCGACCTTCGTCCGTAGGCTTTGCGGGCGACGTCGTGGGTGCGTGTGATGAAGGCTTTAAGGTCATTCGCCTCCGCCCGGTTTAAGGACGCAAGTTCTCCAATTTCAATAAGCCAACGGCCTCGCATGTCGTCGATCACGTCTTTCCCTGATATATCGCGAAGGGTGTCCGAAGTCCATTGCCCCCCAAGAGTAGACACGAAGGTCGACTTTCCTATTCCTTGCGCGCCCTCTAAAATCAACACATGGTCAAACTTCACGCCCGGGTGAAACACCCGCGCAACCGCCGCGACCATGAACTTGCGCCCAACGGCGGACAAATATTCCGCCTCGCCCGTGGCCCCACAATATTTTAAAAGAAGCGAGTCAAGGCGACTCACCCCGTCCCATTGAATCGACTTCAAGTATCTTTGCACCGGGTGAAAGGCGTTTTCTTTCCCGAGTTGAAGTGTGGTGTTTGCAATTGCATTTTCCGAAACTTCAACTTTCCATTTTTTTGACAACCAAGTCTTGATTTTTATATCGTCAAGGTCTGTCAACTCCCGACCTACGTCAAGCGGTCCGCCCCAAACAGGTTCGGAGCGATAGAAGTTGCCTTGAATGAATTCGTCATAGGCAAAGACCGACTCACCCGTAAAAGACGAATTCTTTAAAATCAAATAGACATTATAGGCCGTGTTTTTGACGTCTCCGTTCTTGGTCAATTGAAGGCGGGTTTCCCAACCAACGATTTCTTCGACTTGGGCTTCGGCTTCCGAGTCCGACAAAAGAATTTCGTCTAGGTCGTCAACGATAGCGTGGTCTTTAAAATAGGCGTCACCGCTTCGCTCGGCCCTGATTTTTGCAATTTGTGGGAGAACCCAACGGGCGGCGGAGTCTCGGTCCCCTTGCCCCGCTTCCAAGGGCTTCTCACTCATAAAATAACTTGTGTCTGTTAAGACCGACACAATTTGTGCGTCGTCAAGTCCGGCGTTGATAAGGTTATTTAAGCAACTAAAGAACGCCTCCGACCGGGACGGGAAGTTTTCCATGCCCGCCCCGCGGGTGATAAGGTCAAAGGTCTTTTCATTCACGGGCGTCGTAAATAAATCGACTTCCACAAAATCAACTTTCTTTGTGGTCTTTGCAGCAACCGCACTTCGCGAGCGTTCGAAGTTCTTTATCAAAGGGAATGATTCAAATTCAGCAACGACAAATTCCCATGCGTATTCTTTCAGCGTGTCGGGGTGAACCGACGGGGGAAACACAACTTGTTTTCCGTTTCCTAGAACGTCAATTTCCCATGCAACCCGGTAGCGATATCCCGCGTCTATTTCTTTTTGTGTTAAGCCCGCGGCGTCGGCTTTGGACGCTTCAACCGATGGCATGTAGACCTTAACTTTGTTCGCCGAGCGGAGCGCCTTGAACGAAACTTGTGGCGCGGGTGTTCTAAAGTAGACGTGGCAAGACCCCCCGCCTCGACCCGATAGCACGCGAGGTGCAAATTCATTCGCCGGGCAAAAAGAAAGCAAAGCCGCTTCCATTTCTTTAAGGTGCGCGGGGTCCGAGGACTTCACGTCACAATCAAGAACGCATAAATAAGACCCATCGGGAAACTTTGAGGCGTCACCAAGACGAACGCCTAGGTTCAAACGGTCCCCGATTTGTTCTTTCAACAAGACCCACGACTTGCGCGGCCCCGAAGTCCAATCCGCCTCAAGCGGGCGTTTTGATTTTGACATGAGCGGAATGAACGCAAATCCCATGTCATAAAAACTTTTATTTTGTTGCAAATCCATTTTCAAATTCTCTTTTCATTCGTTCAAGGTCCATTATTCCCACGTTGAAATAAACGCCCGCGTTTGTTATTTGTTCCGCTCGGTTTAAAAAATATTCGGCAAATTCGGCACGCTTTGTGGTCCGATCATGCGCGCACCGCGGACAATAAAAAATTCCGTCTTTTATATCTTGTTCATAAACAACGTAGGCGGTGGAACACCCGGCGCACAAAATATTGAAACAAGGCTTCCCCAAGAAATCGACGTGCGGTTTCATGACTAAGCTTCGTCTTTCAGATCGAATTCAAGTTGCTTTTGTTCTAAGTTGTCAACGAAGGGTTGATATATGCCCGCCCAAGTTAGAATTCCGTTTGAATCTTTTATAAGTTTCCACGCGTTGTGTGGACTCGGCGCCGTTTTTAATTGTTTCCAATAATAGACCGAAGCAGGGTCGACGTCGGTTTGTTCGGCGACCTTAACGGCCCCCATGAATTCGATATACTCAACAAGCGTTAAATTTTTAGCCATTTTTAAAACCTCTCTTTTTTGTTTGACAAGGTTTGAAGCCTAGTTTTAGTTTGCGGCCTCGGTCAAGTGAAACTTTGGGGGGTGAAAATTGGTTCGAATAGAATACGACGGCGACGAATTCATTGCCCGCGTTTCATTCAATGACCGCAATGTTCCCCGCGAAGCGGGTTTTCATTGGGACAAAACCGCAAATCGCTACGTTTCACAAAACGCGATTCCTGCCTTTCGTCTAGTAGACTATGCCGACGACAACGCACGCGCGGCAATTTTTGACAAATTGAGTTTGACCATTGACAAAGAAAAATTTGACGTCAAGTTTCCCGCACACCGCGGCCTTTCACCCTTCGCACACCAAGTCGAGGGCGTGAATCACGTTCTCACAAGACGGACGTCCTATCTTGCTTTTGCACCGGGGGCGGGCAAAACCCCCATCCTTCCCCTTTGCATGAATACACGACCGGGCCGCGCGATTGTGGTTTGTCCAACGTTTTTAAAGTTCAATTGGGAAATTGAAATTGAACGTTGGTTCATGGGGCTTTGTCTTATTCAACGAATTGACGGGCAACGAGACAAGATCGACCCAAAGGCGGACGTTTATATTCTTCCCGATTCTTTGCTTCACGTTCACGAACTTCGTGATCAATTTTTTATAAACGACATAAAAGTTGAATACCTATTTATTGACGAAGCCCATCGCTATAAAACCCCCGACGCAAAAAGAACCTTGTCGTTGATCGGCGGCAAGGTGAAGGTCGGAAATCGAAACGTTTTATGGGCGCCGTTGACCCGCCTTGCGAATAAAGTTGTCGCCCTATCGGGGACGCCTATTCCAAACCGTCCGATTGAAATTCACCCGCTTGTCAAACGTATCGCACCCCACGCCGTGAACTACTTAGACCGCCACAATTTCGCGCTTGAGTTTTGCAACGCGGTTGAAACCGAATGGGGTTGGGACTACAACGGGGCGAGCAACGAAGACAAATTAAACAAGCTTTTGACCCGCGACTTTATGTTGATAAAAGACATTGACGATTGTGTGGACTTGCCCGCAAAGCTTCCCCCACAATTTCTTTTCCTAGAAGACACGCGCACGAATAAAATTAAAAAGGGCGAAATGCAAATTCTAGAACACTATAAGGTTGAAGACTTGATTCAACTTGAGTCGCTCCGCGACCCGGACTTTGCCGAAAGCGTTCAAGAGAAAAGGGACGACGGAAACCATGGGCCTTTTTCTTTTATCAGTGAGTTGAGAAAACTTTTAGGACGAAGAAAACTTCCGCAATCAATAAGCATTATTAAAGACCTATTAAATGACCGCGATAAGATTGTGGTCTTTTGTTGGCATGAAGAAATTGCCGAAGGTCTAGTCGAGGGGCTTTCAGAGTTTAGCCCCCTAAAGATCACGGGGAAGGTCTCAAACCCACAACGCCACAAGGCCGTTGAGTCCTTCCAAAACGATAAAGCACACCGGGTTTTAGTTGCGAATATTCAAGCCGCGGGGGTCGGTGTCACGTTAACGGCGTCAAGTGACGTTGTCTTTGTTGAATCGTCTTGGGTTCCCGTGGACAATGACCAAGCGATTGCGCGTTGTCGTAGGATAGGACAAACGAAAAGCGTTCAAGCGCGCTTTTTAGTTGTCAAAGATTCTCTTGACCATTTAATTTTAAACGCGCATTTAAACAAAAATAAAGTGATCGAAAAAGTTATGAAACAAAACCCATTAAACAAATAGGAGAATAAAACCATGTTTAGAAAATACTTAATGTCAAAAATTGATAGCCTTCAACGTGAAGTTGAATTTTTACAACAAACCGTGAAAGCTTATGACGCCCAAAACGAGACCGGCAAGACCGGACCGGCTCAACCGGAGGCGGAAGTTCCCGCACAAGTTGTGGAGAAGAAAGCCCGCAAGACTCCGGCGCCAAAATCCGAAGTAAAAACGGAAGCAAAGGCCGAAGAAGTTGTTCAAGCTAAAGACGTTTCGGACGACGACTTTTTAAATGACGACACCACGGAAGAACTTTCAGGGCCCACAAAAGAAGACGTGCGAAAAATCGTAAAAGAATTTGCTTCAAAGCACGGCAAAGATAAGGCGCTTGCGCTTTTGAAAAAGTTTAGCGTGACGTCAATTCCTGATTTGAAAGAATCGGATTATTCAAAGTTGATCGAACTCGCAAAGAAACATTTATAAAATGAAAAAGCACGCGCGATTTGCCGCAAGTTCTTCAAGTCGTTGGCTCAATTGTCCGGCAAGTGTAAACTTGTCGGATAAAGCCCCGCCACAAATAGAGTCAAAGGCGGCGTCGGAGGGGACGACCGCCCACGCCCTCATGGAAGACGCTTTGAATTTGAATATCAAAGACGTCGTTCATTATTTTAGAAACGACGAACGTTTTACGGACGAAATGCGGGAGCATGTGCAAACGCTTGTTGATTTTGTTTATAGTGAGTGCAAAGACGGCGTTCAACTTTTAGTGGAAGAACGTGTTGAAGTCCCAAGACTTCACGAAACCGAAGCCTTCGGGACGGTCGACGTCGCAATTGTGGAGCCCTTCGGGTCGCTTCACATTATTGATTTAAAGTTCGGGCGCGGACATGTGAACCACAAGGACAATTCGCAAATGGTCTATTATGCGCTTGGTCTTGCGGCCCGTGACAACTTTGACTTTGAAGAAATTAAAATGACTATCTTTCAACCAAGAGTCGGCGAGGGGAAACCGCGCACCCACAAAATGGGCGTTGCCGAGTTGTTGGAATGGGAAGGGCGTTTTAAAGAAGCGATTGATAAGGCTGAGACCGCAACGGGAGACGACGCAAACCGCGGTTCGTGGTGCCAATTTTGCCCGGCGAAAATGATTTGCCCGGCGATTTCAAAGGGTGCCATGCGAGACGCAAAGCTTGCGTTTGAAAGCCCGGTTCAACCGGACCCTAAAACGTTAATACCTAGTCAATTGAAGTTGATTCTTGATCAATCGGCCTATCTTGAATTGTGGATAAAAGAAGTCAAGGTTCAAGCCGAAGCGCGCTTGAAGGCGGGCGAGAAAATAAAAGGTTGGGGTCTAAAGGAAACAAGACCCCGCCGAGTTTGGAAATACCAAACGGAAGTCGTGCGGTTTGGTAAAATGGCCTTCAAAGAAGTCCTTTTGTCGCCTTCGGAATTCGAAAAGGAATTGAAATCAATTCTACCAAAAGACGAAATCAAAGCATTTTTAAAAGACAATGTCGTTTCCGTGTCAAGCGGGGTGAAGTTGTCTCCAACCAATAACGAACTAGAATTCGACGGGCTTGACGACCTAGAATTCGACAACTAACAAGGGGGCCACATGGCCGAAAAGAACCCGGCGCTTAATTGCGTCACACCTAAAGGGCGCTTATCATTTCCACAACTTTTTGAGGCGAAGGCTTTTCAAAAGAACGAACCGAAGTTTTCGGCGACAATTCTTTTTGATAAGAAAACAGACCTTGCCGATCTTAAAAAAGCGGTGAAGGAAGCTATCAAGGACAAATGGGGCGACCAAGTTCCTAAAGGTTTGTCTTTGCCTTTTAAAGACGGCGACGAAAAAGACACGGAAGGTTATGCGGGAACGGTTTACGTTTCAGCGAGCAGCAAATTCAAACCACAAATTGTCGATCAAAAGCGTGAAGAAATTCTCGCCCACGAAGACATTTATGCGGGTTGCTTTGTGCGATTCTCGTTGACCGCAAACGCGTGGGAGTTGAAGGAAGGCAAAGCGATTTTAAAGCGTGGCGTTTCTTTCTATTTGAACGCGGTTCAAAAGCTTGCCGACGGCGAGCGCATGGTCAAACGTAAAAACGCTTCTGATATTTTTGGCGACGTTGAAACCGACGGTTCAAACGACGCTTCAAACTTTGAAGACGAAGACGACTTTTTAAAATAACTGAAAGGGGGACACAATGGCAAAAGCAACTAAAAAAGCAACCAAGCCCGTGACAAAAAAAGCGGCACCAAAGAAAACAAAGTAATTTGTTTTTTGGTTAGGGTCCGCGTTTTTTGAATAGCTAAACGCGGGCCTTTTTAAAAAGGGGTTTAAGAATATGACAACCTTATTGTCTCCAAGACAAAGAACAACTCGGGAATATTTATTGACGCCTAGACCGTGCCCTAGTTGTGGTCGACACATGGACCAAGAGTTTCTATAAGAACGCCTCCGCATGAAGTACGCCGCCCCGAAATCTCACAATCAAGGCGGGCAAAAGCTTGAAGAAATTATTGAAGACCACGAAATCGAAGACATTATTCGTTCGTTGAAAAAGACAAACAACTGTGCGATGACTGCGCGGGCGCTCGGCGTCCCACAAAATCGCGTTTATAGAATTCAAGAAATTCTAAGACAAATGGAAAGAAGAAAATCAAATGGATAAAACGGACATTTTTATAAAACGAGTTGAAGAACTTTCAAGAAATCAAGGGGACTTTGCACGCGACAATGGCTATTCTCCGCTTGAATTTGTAACCGCACTTTTGATCAACCTAGACGTGTGCGAATTTTCGTGGCCCGAATAATTCAGAACGGGGTCGTCAATCGTAAAAGTTTTAAGAGAAAAAGTCGTACAACATGAACAAAGTCTTAATTGATTTCGAGACCCGGAGTCGGGCGGACCTTCCGTCAACGGGTCAACATATTTATGCAAGACACCCCTCGACTGAAATCATGTGTCTAGGTTGGAAAATCGTCGGCGAAGACGGTGCGAATATTCTCACCATGCCCGACATTTACACTAACACAAACACAAGTGAATTCATTTATGCTATTAAGCACGCCGACGTCGTGATTGCCCACAATGCCGCGTTCGAACAAGCGGTGTGGAAACATTGCTTCGCAACGACGACCGCCGTCGGCTTTCACTTGCCCGAACTTCCGCCCGAGAAATGGCTTTGCACCCTTTCCATGTCGTCGGTCTTGGGTCTTCCCCGTGGTCTTGAGGGCGCGGGAAATGCGCTTGACCTAAACATGAAGAAAGACGTAGACGCAAAAAAACTTCTTTTGTCCATGTGCAAACCGCGCCCAATGATTCAAAACATAAAGGCATGGGTGGAGTGGCGCGACCAAAACGAATTCATGGAAAGACTTTATCAGTATTGCAAGCAAGACGTTTTAGCGGAAGAACAACTTTATTTGACCTTGTCAAAATATAAACCCTTCAATAAAACCGAGCGTGCGCTTTGGGTCTTAGATCAAAAAATCAATCAACGCGGCTTTATGATCGACCGGCCTTTTGTCGAGGTCGTTCTTGATAAGATTCAACGAGAAGAAAAAGAATTGAACGCGCGCCTTCAAAGGTCCACAAACTACTCGGTCAAGACGGTGAAACAAACCGCGGCCTTTCGTGACTTCCTTTTAAGTGAGGGCGTCGAGTTGCCAAACGTTCAAAAGAAAACGGTTGACGACGCAATTGTGGTTCTTGAAAAGGAAACGCATAAAAACGAAACCGTTCTTGAAGTCTTAAAAATTCGTCAATCTTTGGGGAAAAGTTCAACGTCAAAGTATCAAGCGTTTCTTGACCGCGTTGATACCGACAACCGTGTTCGTGACAACCTCCTTTATTCGGGGGCCTCGACTAAACGTTGGTCGGGGGTCGGCGTTCAACCGCAAAACTTTCCCCGCGGGACAATCAAAATCACGAATCAAGAAATTGAAGACATATTGAACGAAGAAATTGAAATGCTTCGCGTGTACTATAAAAGACCAATGGACCTTTTTAGCTCCGCCCTTCGCTCGGTTATTGTGGCAAGTCCCGGGCACGAATTCTTTTGTGGGGACTTTTCGTCAATCGAAGCCCGGGTTCTTCTTTGGGTTGCCGGTGACGTTAAGGGTTTGAAGGAATACGAAGACGGCGTCGACGCCTATGTTTCTATGGCCTCCACAATCTATGGTCGCCCCTATGCGGAACTTCTTGCGGAGTATAAGGCCGAAGGTTTTAGTGAGGCCCGGCACTTAGGAAAGACCGCGATTTTAGGTCTAGGCTATCAAATGGGCGCAAAGAAATTTATGCAAACTTGCAAAGACCAAGGTCTTGATTTGCCCGACTCACTTCTAACACGCGCGCATGTTGCCTTCCGTGAAAAATATCCTTTGGTTCCGCAAGTGTGGAAGAACTTTGAAAGCGGCGCAATTTTAGCGGTGCATGAAAAGAAGCGGGTCACTATTAACCGCGTGGCGTGGTACGTTCAAGGCGACTTTCTTTTTGCGGAACTTCCGAGCGGCGGGCGCCTTGCGTACCACAAACCCGTTGTCAAATTCGAGCCGACCCCGTGGGGCGAGACGCGCCCGAAACTTTACTACAATACGGTTGATTCGAAAACGAAGCAATGGGTCCAACGCGCGAGCTACGGGGGCTTATTGACGGAAAACATTGTTCAAGCCATTTCGCGCGATTGCATGGCCGAATCAATGCTTCGTGTGGAGGCCGGGGGCTTCACCGTTTTATTGACGATTCACGACGAAATTTTAAGCGAGTGCAAAAAGGGAACAAAAACAAAAGCGGAATTCGAAGCCCTTATGTCGGAGCGTCCGACTTGGGGTCTTGATATTCCTTTGAAGGTTGGCGCATGGTCTGGTTTAAGGTACAAAAAATAAGTCCGTGTAAACGTCGGACATGCCTTCCACAATTATTTCTTCGACTTGAACGGACATCAAAACATAGAGTTCAAAAAGAATTGCGTGGTTTAGTTCGTGCAAATATGTGTGAATCAACGTTCGGCCTTTTAAGTCCGCGTCGATTGATATTTGTCGGGCTACGGGGTCCATTAAACCCATGACAAAATCATGCCCGTTTCTCAGACCCTTTACTTTTCGGACCTTCCACGTCTTTCCCTTGATCTGGACCTTGCTCGGAATTTTCATTGTTATTTCTCCCCCGCTAACTTTCCGGTCCAACGTCCGCCCTTTTTTAGTAGCATGGGCTCAAGAATCGGGTGCCCGTTCACGACAACGACGGTCCCTATCAACGGGCGTTTTAAGTTTAATTTGTTATAGGAAAACGCAAGGCTTTCGTCTTCTATTAAGCAACCCGCTTGCGCGGCAAAGTAAAGCCCGAGCGGATTTGCCCAATATTCAACGGAAAACTTTTCGTGGAAATGAAATTGAACGCAACTCATTCCCATTGTTTGACTCAACTGAAGAACCTTGGAGGACTTGCCGTGACAAAAATAAATCAAAGAACCGTTTGAAGCCTTCACGGTCAAGTCGGGGACCCATTTCCATTTTTTAGGTGCCCCTAAAACTTCACGATAAGATTTTAAAACCCAACGCGGGAGCCCTTCGGCTTTCATGCGCCTATAAAAAAGTGACCCGTGATTTGACTCTAAACAAATCGCTTCGGGGAATAGTTTAAAAATGGGCGCAAGACGATTGATTGCGGTTTGAAGTTCGTCGCTTGGGGACATAAGGTCGGGGTCGGAAGCGTGGAAACTTATTGCATGTCCGTCTTGTTCGTCACCCCCGCAAACAACCAAGGGGCTCTTCGCGTGCTTCCAATATTTTTGTTTTAGTCTTCTAAGAAACGCGAGCGTGTCCGGGTGTCCGTAGGGTGCGTGCATGTCTGAAATCGTGATGATTAGATCGTGCATGACGAAATCTTAAATTGTCTTAAACTCAAGTCACGGGGTTTACGAATTCCTAGACTAACGTCCGAACAACCGCTTCAATCGGCCCCACAATGAAAGTTTCGGTTCGACCTTAGTTTGTGGCGGTTCGACGGGTTTTGGTTCAACCTTGACGGGTTCTTGTTCTTTTGACGGGGCTTCGGGAGGGCGGGCGCCTAAATGGTTCCACAATTCAACGCCGAATTCGTCGTGGAGAACCCCGGCGAAACAACAAAAGCCCGCTTGCTTATCAATCGCCGCCGGGTTATAGACGCCGTCGGCGGTATATTTTCCGATTGAATATTTTGTGGTTCCGGCCCAAAGGTAGGGGGACGGGACGTTTCTTTTTCGATAGCCTAGACCATTGTACTTTTCGACAATGTCTAAAACGTTGTCGATCGACCAAAACGTCGGGAGTCGGTGCGCGAGTGAATCGAATTCAAGGGCGTCAACCGCCGAGCGTTCCCATGAAGACCACGGACCGCGGCCTTTGGGAACTAAACGAGTCACGCGATTTATTGGTTCCCCGTTCATAAGGTTGCAATCAAAATCCATTCCTGATTCGCGCATGTGGAGACCGGCGA